GACGCACGTACTGCCGCAGGATCGATTCGGGAGTGTCGGTGTCCTCGACCGGCATGGTCCAGACCTTCCGTGCCGCGTCCCAGGTCCAGTAAGCCTTGAGCCGATCGCGGAATTGGAAGGTGTTGCCGCTAAGGATTGCGAGCTTGGTCATTTTAGTTTCCTACCCCTGAGACCCGCGAGGCGCCGGGGCCAGCTCCTTGCTGACTGTCATCAACCTACACCCCATAAATACGGGTGTCAAGCCTTAAAGTGTACAGGTTAGCTACAAAAACATCCGAGGATCGACCATGTACGGGAACATTGAAATGGCAGGGGCGAAGAAGGTGAAGCAACAGGCACCACGAAAGCCGGTCGAGCCAATGACGGCCATGCTCCGTGCTGTCCGCAAGGCTGAGCACCGAACCGCAGATGGGGTTGAGCGGAGCGGAACCGGCTTCACGATTATCAAACTGCGGCAGCCGCCCATGGGTCATCTAATTGACGATAAAAAGATCGGATCGGAGGAGGTCCAAGCCGCCGATCAAATGAAGTTGGCCTATATAGCCATTGCATCTCGGCTTATGATCAGGGGGGCTTCATTCGAGCGCGTTGACAAGAGCATTGATACCGGGACGCCGTGGCCGGCAATTACTGCGGAGGCAGTGAAAAACTTCCAATCTTGGTCTAATTATTGGTCCAGGCGGTCGAAACTCTATGGCGACCCGCTATTGGAAATTGTTGTTTCTGCGGTAATGGATGAGCGACCAATTCGGCAAATTGCAACCGATTTAGGATTTCATCACCGGAAGATCGAGCGGGCAGTGATTTATGGACTTCGAGATTATGCGGCACGGAATGGAATGGCTGCAAAAGGCTTGGCGAGGAACTGGATGGACGCAGCCCAATCCATATTCGTTCCGGCGGACCCGCTATTGCTGGATGCAATTCGCCGGGCCAGGATTGAGGTCTGATTCGGAGTGAACGTAAAAAAACACCCAACTATTGACGGCGGGCCGCAAATATGTTCCAAGAACCTTATTGGCGGAAAATCGCAGCCCGGCCGGAGTAATCCGCAGCCGGGTTTTTGTTTGGGAAATAGCCCATGGCGGTTAGTGGCACGGTTAAGTTTTACAGCCCATCAAAAGGCTTTGGCTTCATTGCCCCGAATGACGGCTCGCAGGACGTATTCGTTCACGCCACCGATCTACGCGCCTCCGGTATTCCGCATGAACTGCAAAAGGGCGAAGCGGTATCGTTCGTGATCAAGGCTGGGCCACGGGGACCGAAGGCGATCAATGTGGCGCTGGCTGAGTGAGGGTTGTGCCGATGTTCCAATGTGACGAATGCGGCAATCAGTTCGATCCGAATGACAAACGGGCTTCGCTCTCAAACGAGCCGCGATACCCAACGTTGTGCCCCCTCTGCACATTCCTGCGTTACCACGGAAGCCAAGCGTGGGCGGTGTGGAATAGCTGTCAGGGCATCTTTGATGATGCCGTTCGGTCGAGGAAGTCCGAGGCCGAAGAGATAATGCACGCTGAATATGTCGGCGTTGCCGACAAGGTAGTGCCGGTGCGAATCTACGTAGAACCTGAGCACCAGCACGACTATCGGGAATGGGCTGACAGGCAGCTCGACTGATGACCACGCGCGGGCGCCCCTCAGCTTACAAACCGGAATATGCGACACAGGCTCAAAAGCTCTGCCTGTTTGGCGCAACGGACATTGAAATAGCCGATTTCTTCGAAGTTAGCCTAGCAACGATTAGCAATTGGAAGAACCAATATCCAGAATTTCTGGATGCCCTAAAGACCGGCAAGTCAGTTGTGGACGAGCGCGTGGAACGCAGTTTGTATCATAAGGCAATTGGCTACACGTTCGAGGCAGTGAAGATTTTCATGCCCGCCGGCGCTACTAGCCCGGTCTACGCCCCATATCGCGAGCATGTCCCGCCCGACACCACGGCCTGCATCTTCTGGCTCAAGAACCGGCGCAAGGAAGATTGGCGCGATGTCCACAAGCACGAGGTCGGCGCCCCTGGCGATTTCGATGGCATGAATGCAGACCAGCTTAGAGAATACGTTGCCCGAGAGGCTAAAGAGCTTGGCCTTGGCGACGCGGCAGCTTCGCTTGCTCGAGGATCGGGAAAGACAAACGGGTCCGGGCGGCCTCATTAGCTTCGTTCGCTACTTTTGGTCCGTTCTTGAGCCGGTAACGCCGTTAGTTGAGGGAAGGGCATTAGAGGCAGTCTGCGCCCATCTTGAAGCGGTGACGTTTGGTGACATCAATCGCCTGTTGATGAATGTGCCGCCGGGGTTCATGAAATCCCTACTGACCGATGTGTTTTGGCCGGCGTGGGAGTGGGGACCGCAGAACCTTCCGCATTTGCGGTATGTGGCCTTTTCCTACGCGGCGTCGTTGACCTGGCGCGATAACGCTAAGTTCCGGGATTTAATTATCAGCCCCGAGTATCAGGAATTGTGGCGTGATCGTTTCCGTCCTCGCAAGATTGGGGAAGAGCGCGTCAGCAACGACAAGACGGGATGGAAGCTGGCCACATCGGTTCAGGGCGTTGGTACTGGCGAGCGCGGCGATCGGGTTATTCTGGACGATCCGCACAACGTGAAGGAATCGGAGTCCGAGAAGGTCCGGGCCGAGACGGTGCGCTGGTTTCGGGAAGGCATGTCGAACCGACTTAACGACATGAACGAAAGTGCCATTGTTGTCATCATGCAGCGGGTGCATGAAGCTGATGTTTCTGGCGTTATTTTGGCTGAGGACATGGGTTATACCCACCTCATGATTCCGATGGAGTTTGAGGAAGGGCGGCGCTGCCGAACCAGTATCGGTTGGACGGATTGGCGGGATCAAGAAGGCGAACTGGCTTGGCCAGAACGGTTTCCTCCCGATGTCACTCGATCGCTACAGCGCGCCGTTGGCCCTTACGCCTACGCTGGACAATATCAACAATCACCCACGCCGCGCGGCGGCGGCATCATCAAATCCGATTGGTGGCAGCTCTGGCCGGCCGATGAGTACCCGCCTTGCAGCGTCGTCGTGGCATGGCTGGATACGGCTTACACCGAAAAGCAGGAGAACGACTCGTCGGCTATTACGATCTGGGGCCTATTCAGCGATGAGCAGGGGCATCCGAAGGTTGTCCTGCTTTACGGCTGGGAAGGCCGGTTAGAGATTCACGACCTTGTGACCGTGATCGGGACTATCTGCTCCACAGACAAGCGTAAGGGCGGCGACCTTGAGAAGGTTCTGGCGCTGATCAATTGCGGTGCCGTGCCTGCTGCTGCCGTGCCACGCCTCCCTGTAGACAGGCTGGTGATCGAGGCCAAGGCCAGCGGCATATCGGTAGGGCAGGAGCTTAAGCGGCTCTACGGCCAGACCGGCCAATTCGGTGTCGAGCTCGTTGATCCTTCGAAGTGGGGCGACAAGGTTGCTCGGATGTACGCAGTCCAGCATCTATTCTCGGATGAGATGGTCTATGCGCCGGAACGCGGGTTTGCCGAGCTGGTGATCAACAACGTGTCGTCATTCCCCAAGGCGGCGCATGACGATCTGGCGGATACCGTGTCGGGTGCGTTGGGATATATGCGCAGGACGGGATTGCTGTTGCAGCGTGCGGAATACACCCGGCAGACGGTTGAGGAGATGACGTTTAGGCCGAGGGAGAGGCCGCTTTATTGAGTAGATCGTCGCGGACATCAGCGATTGAGACTGGCGTTAGGGCAACCACTGTAACGAACGGATATTTCCAGCTTAGGTCCGTGGGGCGAATATCGGACTCGTAGTCCAGGTCCGGGTGATCGTGCGAGCCCCACGCGATGATGTGAAATCGTGCCATCTGTCTGCTCCCTAAAACTCTGTCTCGCGGGCCGGGCGCTACCCTGCCGCTCTACTAGAGCGGTGCTTGGCCAGCGCTACGGCCAGCCGTTCTTTGAATTTTGCAAAACGATAGGCCAGTGCTTCGGTGCTCCCTCGGGTTTGGCCCCAGTTCAGGAAATCACGATATTGCCTATTCAATTGTGCATCAGAACAATTCTGCATGAGCTGCGACATTGCGGCGTCTCTTTGAGCTAATTGCGTGGGTGAGAGCCCTTGAAGTCCTTGACCGTAGGCATTGTAGGCGTCTGCTACGGCGCCCTGGCTTAGATTGCCGGTTGGCAGCAAAAAATCTTCAATCAGATACATTTTGCGGTTTCTCCACGAGACGCAAAGTCTGAACTACATATCACAATTGCCCGCGCAATTGAAGTGATGGAGTTGAATATGGCGGCCGCGTTGCGATTTAAGCCGAAAGACAACAGGTGAGATGCGTTTTCACTGATGCACCGGGGCGGTCCATGCCGGAACATGCGGGCAAAGTCTTTGCTTTGATCGGTCCATTCGACAGCCATATCGACAAAGCAGACCTGCAGGACATGCTCGTAACGTTGCTGCGTGGCTACAATCTACGGGAGCCATAATGCCTAACATCACCTCATTCAAGATCGACCAATCCAACCACGCCATCATCGGCTATGTGAACGAAGCCGGGGAGCGGGTGATGTTCGATTTGACCGAGCATGTCGAGGCTGTGGCCAAGATGGCGGCGGACGAAGCCGTGACAGCGCACGAGCGCAAGTTCCACGGGCATCAGCTATGACGCTAAAATCTCTTGAGACGTTTAATGCTGATCGTCACTCGGCATACGCAGAATCGATGTGCCCTCGTCGCAATGGGATTGCGTGCCCTCAATGCGGGACGGAAACGGTCGACACCTCACCCAATTTTATGCTGACCAGTAACCCGCCACGAACTTATATCGGATGTCCGTCTTGCGGCTTTAAAAGCACGCGAGTTGTTTAGGGAGAATTGTTCGCGATGACCGACGCACCAAAGACCATGAGCCTTGAACCCGCAGAGTGGCAGGGCATCGTGGCGACGAATACCCAGCGGTTCTTTGAGTTCATCAAGCCGTTGGCCGCCCCCAATGCCGAGCAATCGGCGGCAATGCAGGCTTACCTCGACCGCATGAAATTCCAGGTCGTGGCGTGGGAGCGTAGCGCACCGCAGCCGGTTCCTGAGCCCGCCGCTCAGTTGGTCGAGGCGAGCGCCCCGGCTGCTCCTGCTGCCAACGGCGCCGAACCAAAGAAGCGCGGCGGCTGGCCTCGCGGCAAAAAGCGTAACGCGCCTGCTCAGGCCGTGACGCAGTAGGAGAGCACGCCATGACACTTGGTCTCGCCTTTTGGATTTTGATGCTCTTGTGGCTGATCTTCGGCCTCTATTGGACATGGCCCGGCGTTGCTGGCGGACAGTATGGACCGGTCGGTAGCAACCTGCTGCTGTTCATTCTGCTGCTATTGCTTGGCTGGCATTCTTTCGGCGCACCGTTGCACGGGTGAAAGCAGTGGGCATCCACGTTAATACGATGCGGTTGGGATAAGACGGCGTCGATTGCCGGGTAGCAAATGGCCCTTTCCCCTCTCGCCAACGTGCTGCCATTCCCGCAGCCCGAACGAGCCCCGCTGCCCTCACCGATCGAGGTGGAGATTCCAGGCGCCGCGCCCGGTATGTCGATGGAGAACGGCGCGCTAAAGACTGAGCTTCCTGACGGCGGCGTTCTGATCGACCTCAGTCCTTCATCGGCTCGCACTTCACGTTCCGACAAGTTCGACTCCAATCTCGCAATGGACATGAGCGAGTCCGAACTGGCGGGGATTGCCTCTGATCTATTGCTCGGTATCGAGCGCGACGATCAAAGCCGCCAAGACTGGCTCACCACGCACGCGGAAGGCATCAAGCTTCTCGGCCTCGTGCTGGAGGACGGCACATCTGGTTCTGCTGATGCTACGGCGCCGCTCGAAGGCATGTGCAAGGTCCGGCATCCGCTGTTGCTGGAAGCCGTGTTGCTGTTCCAGGCCAATGCGCGCGGCGAACTGCTGCCTGCTGCTGGGCCGTGCAAGGTTCGTGACGACAAGACGCAGAAGCCAGAAGCACCACCGCTGCCGCCGGGGATGAGCCCGTTTGGCATGGCGCCGGGGCCGGTGCCTGTTCCGCCGCCGCCTCCCGGTGCTGCACCACCGCCCGTTCCCGCCCCTGTAGGCCCACAAGGGCCGCCGCCTGTACCGCCCGCGCCCATGATGGGCCACAACGGCGGCCCTCCGCTCGAACCTCCGGCCGCTCCGGAAAAGACCGATCGCGACAATCTTGCGGAAGCGCTACAAAAAGACTTCAACCACTATCTGACGACGACGGCGCAGGAGTATTACCCCGACACCGATCGAATGCTGTTCGGCGTCGGCTTTGGCGGCCAGGGCATCAAGAAGGTTTACAACTGCCCGATTCGACGCCGGCCGGTGACCGAAAGCATCAACATTGAGGACTTCATTGTATCCAATGCGCTGACCGATCTGGGTAATGCCTCCAGGATTACGCACCGCATTAAAATGCGGCCGTCGACCTTGAAGCGAATGCAATTGCTTGGGGCCTATCGAGATACGGCAATTGGCGACCCGACGCAAAGCGATTCACCCAACGCCGTTGACCAGGCCAAGGCGTCTGTTGTCGGCGTGCAGCCGCAGACGCCGGACCCGAAAGACGCGGACCACATCGTCTATGAATGCTGCTGCGAACTGATCCTCGACCAATTTGCGCCGCGTCAATTCAAGGGCAAGGAGCTACCGCTTCCGTATCGGGTGACGATCGAGAAGGACAGCCAGAAGGTTCTTGAAATCCGCCGGAACTGGAAGGAGAAAGACGATCAGTGCTTGGCGAAGGAGTATTTCGTTGAGTTTCCGTTCGTCAAAGCCTTTGGCTGGTACGGCATTGGGCTTCTGCACATTCTCGGCAACACCGATCGGACGCTGACCGCGGCATGGCGGGAGTTTATTGACGCGGGAATGTTTGCTAACTTCCCGGGCTTTCTTTATTCGAAGGGGGCTAGTCGGCAATTAACAAATCAGTTTCGCGTTGCCCCTGGGTCTGGAGTCCCGCTTGATGTGGGTCTGCAGAAGCTATCAGACGCAGTGATGCCACTGCCGTATCACGGTCCCGATCCATCGTCAGTCCAATTTATCAAGCACGTCGAGGAGTTGGGCCAGCGGCTCGGCGGCACGGCGCAGATTCCGGTAGGCGAGGGCAGGCAAGACGCCCCGGTCGGAACTACGGTTGCACTGATCGAACAGGCCATGAAGCCGGTGAGCGCTGTTCTCAAGCGCCTGCATACCGGCCAGACCAAAGAACTGCGATTGCTCAAAGAGCGGTTCCGCGATGATCCGGAGGCGTTCTGGCGTTACAACGATCGCCCCGCCATGGATTGGCAGAAGGAACAGTTCATTCAGGCGCTGGACGATTTTGATCTGATCCCGGTATCGGACCCGAACAACCCGACCAGCTTGCATCGTGCGGCCAAGGCCGATTTCTTGATCAAGTCTGCGATGGCCGCTCCTGGATTGTTGGACCCGAAAAAAGTTTGGATCAGAGCGGCGCGCGATCTTGATATTGACGACGCCGAGGATTTGCTTTCGACGGCGCCGCCGCAACAGCAGCAGGCCGACCCGGCGAAGATGGCAGAGCTTGGCCTAAAGGCGCAGGGCCAGCAAGCCGAACGGGCATCTCGCGAGCGGATAGCGTTGCTTGCCAGGGACACAGAACAAATCCGATTGGCTGCGACGATCGCCATACATTCGGATAAAGCACAAGCCGCGCAAGATGCCCTCAACATGAAAATCGCGAGCGACCATCTCAAGCAGGAAGCGCAGCATGCCGCCGATTATTACGGCCGCGTATTTGATGCCGTCGCCGATCACCACGGCAAGATCATTGATGCGGCGCTGCAGCCAGAACCGACCCCGCCGACAAACGGGGCTGCGTAATGTTTTCTCGTACAGCTCTTATCAGAGAAGAGTGCGGCGCGGGTCATTCAGTGACGACCGTAGATGTGGGACTAAAGAAGTTGCTGGAGCAAAATAAGGAAATTAAGAAGCTCCGTGCTGAGGTCGAAAGTTATCGGAATAGCTATAGTGAACTTGAGCAGGAATTTGACAGCTTTGCGTCTAATGTAGCGGATTTAGCTGCCACCAAAAGCCGGAAACCCATTTCGATAGTTTCTCCATCTACATTTCATGCAAAATCCATTGCGTTTGGTATTCTAATTGGCATTTGGATCGTAGGGTTCATTAAATTGCTTGGCTATGCGTGATACCAATGGCTCCGCGCATCCGACCGTAAAGCTAACACCGGTTGAGGGCTCATCCAACATCACCGGCCTCGACTACGACCACGATACCGGCACGCTGCATGTCCAGTTCAAGTCCGGTGATACCTATCAGTACTCCGAGGTCCCGCCGGACGCCTATCACGCCATGATGAAGGCCCGCAGCAAGGGCAGCTATTTCCATCGCAACATCCGCAATGCTTTCAAGTGGAAGCAATTGGAGGACGAGAAGTCATGACTAGCAAATCCCGCATTCCCTATACCGGCGAATCCCAGCAGCGCACCGAGGCCATGCGCCGGCAAATGAGCAACAAGCCCGGCTTCGCATCCGGTGGTCGGGTTCATAGCTATCCGAAAATGGAGGCTGGCGCAGTGAGCGGCGAGGGGCGGCTGGAGAAGATTGAGAAGTACGGGCGCAAGGCGAAATCGTAAATCATGGGCGCTGAGGTCAAGACCTTTCCTGGGGTTACGCGCTCTGATCAACCGCGCGACTTGCAGCCGGTTGCTGGCGTAATTGAGGAAATCGAACTCTTGTTGGCGGATGCCAAGTCTGGCCATCTCAGAGCCTTCGCCGCCGCAACCGTTCGCGTGGGAGATTACACGGGTTCTGTGTGGGTAAGGCCGCCTAATGGCGAGCATGGTCATACCTTAGCGGCAGCCATCGGCACGCTATCCCATCGGTACTTTGCAGATCGCGCGTCTTGTGCAGTACCGGCCGAATCGGAACCGTCCGCGTGAGCAGCTACGACACCATCTTCGTCACCGCGCTCCGCAAGCGCATCAGCGAGCGCCAGAACGAAGTCGCCGGAGCCGTCCTCACCGGCAACAGCACGCCTGAGGAATACAAACTACAGTGCGGTCATCTTCGCGGCTTGGGTGATGTGGCCGATACGCTGATCGATGAAGTCCTATCCGACATGCAGAGAGATTGACGTATGCCCCCCGTTAGTTCCGGAGCCGCTAAGCTTTACGAAATATCCATGGCCGATGACCCGAAGAAGGGCATTATGGCCGCGATTGGCGACATTTCCAGGGTGCGCCATATCTTTTCCGGCCGCGTCCTGATCGCGCTTTACATTGCGCCCGAGAAGACATCGGGCGGTATCATCCGGCCGGATTCGAACAAGAAGGAAGACGTTTTCCAGAGCCAGGTGGGCCTCGTAATCAAGAAGGGCGCGATGGCCTTCAAGGATGACGATAGCCATCAATTCCATGGCCAGGACATAGCCGTTGGCGATTGGGTGGTTTTTCGCCCCGGCGACGGCAAGCGCATTCAGATCAACGGCGTCGATTGCCGCTGGATCGAGGATACGCTGATTGATGCCGTGGTCGATGATCCGGCGATTGTGACGCACAGGAAGTGAGATCATTATGGAGCCAGATTCATTTATCTCGTTAAAGAACTATCTCGACGGCATCAACGATCAAAAAATGGGTGATCCATGCGTTGTTTGTGAGACTGGAGAGACCTATAAGGAGTTCTCAGAAAAGCGCCTGTGTCGGCCTGCTGATATTGAGATAGCTGAATCAGAGTGTGCTGCGGCGATGCGGAAGCGGTTAGATAATTATTTCTCGGAGAGGCAAGGCCGTTTGTATTGGAGAATTCCATTCGAGTACGAGCGCGCCCCCACTGCGGTAGTTATTCGTTTTGATATAGATGGGCCTGACCTGGATTTTTTGACCAACAGAAAATGCGTGACGGACAAAAACTGGATACAAGTTCAGTGTTATTGCCGGCTCTATAAATCCACGTTTACGGGACTCGGCGTTTCGTATTCTAAATCTAAGGAGGCCGCATAATGGCAACCGCCCCCAAACTCCGCCCCCTGAAAACCGAAGACGAGCTACGCGCCGTTCCGCTTAGCGAGCCTGTGCTGGTCGAGCTTCCTGGTCCGGCAAGTGGTTCGGAACCTGACGTTGCGCTCTCTACCCAACAACCGCCCGCACAACGCCAGGAACAATCTGACGACGTAGCAGCCGCGCTCCGGTCACAGATCGAGGCGCTAATCGAGGCTGATAAGACGCGGCAAGCACAGCTAGAGCGGGCCGAGCGTGATCGCCAGGACGCCTTGCGCGTTGCCGCAGAACGCACCGCAGAGGCGACCCGCTATCAATCGGCGGCCGAGCAGTCCGAGAATGATTCTCTCACCCGCGGGCTCTCCGGAGCGCAGGCCGAGCGTGAGGCGGCCGAGGCTGCCTATACCAGAGCTTTTGAGGCCGGTGACGGCGCCGCTATGGCGGCGGCAAGTGCCAAAATCGCTCGCACCGCCGCGCAGATCGTTACCTATGAATCGCGGCAGGCTGACGCCTCTGAGCGTGTGGCTCGCGCCAAGGACGCCCCGGAACAACAGCGCCAGCAACCGCAGGCGCCGGCTGATGTCATCGCCGCAATCGACACCAATCCGAACCTTGTCCCCAAGGAGCGGGCTTGGCTCAAGGAGCATCCCGAGGTTCTTGTCGATCCGGGCCTGAACCGGGAGCTTGATGTCGCCTATCACCGTGCCGTCAAGGCCGGTCATGTGCGCGGCACCGAAAGCTATTTCAAATTCATCGATCAGTTCATGGGCTACACGAAGCCGGACAACGGCGGCGATGAGTTCGACACGCAAGAAAGGATGACCTCAGTGGCCGCACCTGTCTCCCGCGATTCCCCCCCCGGATCGCCACAGTCGCCATCACGCGTCATCCTTTCCCCTGAACAGCGCGAGATGGCACGCAATATGGACATTAGCGAGACTGCGTATGCAAAGCAGGTTCTGCGGATGCAGGCTGATAAGAAAGTTAATCCCGAAAAGTATTTCACTGGCGGGCGGTAAGGACATCAAATGAGTGAACAGAGCGCTACGAACCCAGCACCTAAGCGGCCCTATAACAGGCGCGCACCGTTGCGAGCCGAGCCAGTCCGCGTTGAGGCAGCGCGTGAGGAAGAGGTGCGACCGAAGAAGGTTCGCACCCGCAAAGGCGGCGGCACTGATCGCTTGCATATTCCGCCCGAAATGATCCCGGATGGAATCGACCTGCAATGGGTTACCGATGCCGTTCTTGGTCAGCCCGCACCGCAGACCCGTATGAGTTACGAGGTTAACGCCTGGGAGCCCGTGACCGGGGGTATGTTTGAAGGCCGTTTCGACGGTATGTTTATGAAGAAGGGCCACGAAGGCGAGATCAACTACGAGGGCCTTGTCCTGATGTGGCGACCGATGGAGTTGACGTTGGAAGCGAGGGCGGAGGAAAGAGCGGCTGCGCTTCAAGCGGTGGGTCGCCAAGAGGCAAAGCTTAAGAGCGGCCAACTCGATGGAGTTTCGTTTGATACCCAGCATCCGTCAGCCCGTGCAAATACCCGGTTGACAAAAGAACGAATACCAAGTATCGCGGTTCCAAGATAACTGGTCCCCATATTTGGGACTAAGCCCATCGGGCGCTCCGATGGTTTCCGCCGATCTACAGCGAACGCTCGCTGGATGGTCGGTAACTGATGGAAACCATCGATGAGCAATGTGAACGCGCCCAACGGATTTCAATTTTACGGCAAGATGGAAGGTGCCGCCCCTACGGTCGGCGCGACCACGCGCCTGATTGCCGCTGCCAACACCACGCCCATCGGCTATGGCGATCCCGTCGTCTCCCTGAGCACTGGCTATATCGACCGTGCCACAGCGGGCGTGACGCAGATCGCCGGCATCTTCTACGGCTGCGAATATTTCAACTCAGCAGTCGGTCGTAAGGTCTGGTCGCATAGCTGGCCCGGATCGAGCAATACCGGCGATATCCTCGCCTATCTCGATACTGACCCTAATTCGATGTACGTGGCTCAGGCATCGCTTGCGCCTGTCGTCTTTGCCGACATCGACTCCAACGTTCAGTTCGTCATCGGCACGCCGGCTACCGAAGCGGCTGGCGGTTTCTCGACTTCCTCCATCCTTTCCGGTTCTCCCTTGGACACCAACACGCTTCCGTTCCGCGTGGTTGGCCTCCTGTCGCAGTACGCGCCGGGCGGTGCCAATAGCGGGGTCAACGGCACGGATGATGCGTCCAACTATAACCGGGTGATTGTGCGAGCGAACTACTGGGATCGCACCTCCCTTGTCGGCATTGCCTAAAGGGGAGATTGAACCATGCCTATTTCACTCACATCTGCCCGTGATCTCCTCCAGCCCGGCCTTTGGGAAGTTAGTGGTGAATATCCACAGCTCCCTCGCATCTGGAATAAGGTCTTCAAAACGCGCAAATCCAACATGGCATTGGAGCGCAGCGTTTCCATGCAGTACTTGGCCTTAGCTACGGTCAAGCAGGAAGGTGCGCCGACCACATTCGACAACAGCCCTGGCGAAAAGTTCTCCTATAACCAGGAACACAACGAAATCTCGCTCGGGTTTGCGATCACTCGCAAGATGATCGATGACAATCTGTACAAGACCGAGTTTGGACCTAATGTCATGGGGCTCCGCGATGCTTTTCTTCGCACCGAAGAGGTCTACGGCGCCGCCGTTATCAATGGTGCCGCAACCTATGACAACTCGATTGGCGGTGATGGTGTTGCCCTGGCTTCCACGGCGCATCCGGTCAACGGCAACACGGTATCCAATCTGGCATCACCGGCCGTCAGCCTGAACGAGACGGCATTGCTCAACGCCCAGGTCGCGATCAACGCGAACTGGCGCGACAACGCCAACCAGCGCATGAACGCAAAGCCGCGCCGCTTGCTCATTCCACCGCAGCTTGAACCCATCGCGGTTCGGTTGCTCAAGACCGAGCTACGTCCCGGCACTGCGATGAACGATGTGAACGCCATCCTGTCTGTGCAGGGCGGCATCCCAGAGGGATATCTGGTCTGGAATTATCTGACTTCATCGTTCGCGTGGACGCTGCTCACCGATCAGCCCGGCTTGGTTCACATGGACCGCATCGCTTATGAAACCGACATGAGCTGCGAATTCACAACCGACAACTTGCTCGTCAAGGGGTATCAGCGCTACAGCTTCAGCTACAACGATTGGCGAGCTGCGTATTTCAGTCAGCCGTCGAGTTAGCATTTTTTGCGGCGTACTCCCCAACTCCTGAGCGCACCAAACGCGCTCAGGTTTCCTTCCCGACGATCAGTGACGGGTAGTTCACTGGAACAAAAGGAAACGACATGACCGGATTCACGCAAGTTGGCAATAACATCGCGTCTCAGTTCGGCATGCCGCTCTACGGCATCTCCGGTATCCCGCCGTTTACCGGAAATACCTTCTGGGTCAACGAATCTACCGGTTCGGACGGCAACACCGGCGGCCCGCAAGACCTGCTTGCCACGCTCAGCCAGGCGCATTCCATGTGCGTCGACGGCAACAACGATGTCGTGTTTCTGACCGGTACCGTTCACACCACGGCGACGATTGCTTGGAGCAAGAGCAAGACGCATCTCATCGGCCTTTCGCCGCAGCTCGGCAGCCAGGCCCGCGCTCGCATCTCGCAAACCGGCTCGACGGTGTTTTCCCCGCTGGTCCTTGTGACCGGCTCGGAATGCATCTTCCAGAACATCGGAAGCTTCCACGGCTTCGCTAATGCCTCGACCCAGATTTGCTGGAAGGATAGCGGTGGCCGCAATCAGTATCAGAACTGCCTCTTTGGCGGCATGGGCAACGCGACCGCAGCGGCCCAGGCCGGCAGCCGATCGCTTGTTGTCGACGGTGGCATCGGCGAAAACACCTTCAACGAATGCACAATTGGCCTCGATACCGTGGTACGGGCCACCAACTCGAATGCTTCGCTGGAATTTACAGGAGCGACACCGCGCAACGTGTTCCGGCGTTGCATATTCCAGGCTGATGTCAGCGCATCGACCGATCTTCATGTTTTGGTCGCTTCCGGCGGCATCGACCGCTGGGCGCTGTTCGACCAATGCACGTTCCTCAACGCGATCAATTCCGGCGGAACGGCAATGTCGGTGGCCTTCACGGTCAATGCATCGGCCGGCGGCTCCGTGCTGCTCAAGAACTGTTCCAGCGTCGGCGCCACGGTATACGCGACTACCGGCCCGATCTACGTGGATGGCGCAGTACCGACCGGCAACACGTCCGGCCTCGCCGTTGCGGCAACTTAATAGGGGCGCGCGCCATGAAAGCACGACACAAGAAATCCGGGGGCGCCGTTGTCTATAGCGGGGCCAAGAGTAAGACCGTTAAGGAAGCCGGCGAAAGCACCAAGGCTTCCATGAAGGATATGGGCAAGGTCGAAGGCAGCAAGCCGAAAATGCGTCTCGATAAGCGGGCGCGTGGAGGCCGCACCAGTGCGACCTCAAATCCGATGGCCCCGGCGAGCTCGACCAATCCGTTTTCCAGCGCCCACGGCAAGTAAGTGGCTCGAACTCCGGCGGCCCGGCAAAGCGCCCGGCTCGCGCTCATGCTATCCGCGCTGAGGCCGAAATAGATGGCAGAACTACGAGCCTTTCTTGGCCTTACGCATAAGCGAGTTATCGAACTGTTGTCTTATGACGACGCCACTGGAATTTTTAGGTGGAGGAATGCTCGACGGGGCATTGTGGCCGGCGAAGTGGCCGGGACAAAGATGAAAAATGGTTATGTGACCATTTCGGTTGACTGCCATAGACAGATTTATGCCCACAGATTGGCTTGGTTTTATATTCACGGCGAATGGCCGCAAAACCAAATTGATCACGAAGACAGAAACCACGCTAATAACTCCATAAGAAACCTGCGGTTAGCGAGCAACGCTCAAAATCAGGCTAATCGTATGGTCAAAAAGAATAAGGGGCTCCCAAAGGGAGTCTACAAAGGTAAGGGTGCCAACGTGCGCGCGGCAATAAAGCACAACGGCAAGTATCACCATCTTGGCACCTATAAATCACCCGCCAAAGCGCACTCCGTTTATCTTGCGAAAGCGCGCGAACTATTCGGCGAATTTGCGAGGTCGGCATAATGTCTAACCCCCGCTACATCTCAAAGACGCTCGCCACCGCCGACGACAACGGCATTGCCGAGTCTCAGACGCCGCTTGGTGCCGGAAACCTGACGCTTAACGGCGCGCTGGTCACGAATGGCGTTGCAGTATTCGACACGGAACGGCAAGTCGCCATCATCGGCAACGGTAATGATAGCGCCCTGACCTATACCGTGTATGGAACGGCAGAGGGTGGGGCTGTTATTTCGGAAGCCGTGACCGGCGGCAACGCATCACCCTACACGGTCGCCACGAACCAAAGCTTTTTGACCGTCACGCGCATCTCAGTTTCCGGCGCGACGGCTGCGGCCATTATCGCCGGGACCGATGGCGTCGGTGCCACCCCGTGGCAGATCGTCAACTGGCACATCAGCCCGATCAACATCGGCATTGCTGTGATTGTGACCGGAACCGTGAACTACACGGTTCAGTACACCTATGACGACCCCAGTGGCACCTATCCAAATCCGACCAGCACATTTCCTACCGCATTCGATCATCCAATTCTGAACGCGCAGACGGCGACGGCGGATAGTTCGATCTCGCTACCGGTCGCCGCTATCCGGCTCACCAACAATTCCGGCACCGGGACCGCGCAGATGGTGTTCGTCCAAGGCGGCATCGAGGGCTAATCCCATGAAATTAAGATATCCCGTCATTGGCGTGGCAGCCGCCGCGCTGGTGGCTTACGCCGCTATTGCCGATGCCCAAAGCAGGCTTGGGACGCTAGTTACCATTCTGCTCGGTAGTTCTGCGGTTTCCGCCACCAACCCACTTCCTGTCGCCCCTGTGGCCAGCGGCGTGACGCTTGGTGCCGTAGAAATCCTTGGCAGTAACGGCGTCAACAAAGCTAGCGTCAACGGCCTCGGGCAAGTGGCGGTCGATGCCACGGTATCGGCATCGGTTACGGGCTTCACCGCGAATAATAATTACGGGACACTAACTGCAACCGCCTCATCGTCGGCCAGCACCGCGTTGCCAAGCGGCGGCGGCGACTCTGTCCGCATGACCAACATGGGCACCGCGGCTGTTAGCTGCGTGTTTGCCACTGGGGCGGCGACTGGCACGGCGAGCAAGACAATCGTTCAGCCGGGCTCATCCGTGGTTCGCGGCGTGGGTTCATGGGATCACGTCGCCTGTATCGATCAAACCGGCTCCGCTTCAAACCTTGTCGTTCTTGAGGGCGGCTCTGGGCTTGGGAATGATTCCGGTGGCGGGTCTTCGGGTGGCGGTGGCGGCGGTGATGTTAATCTCACTGAGATTCTAGGCTCCGCGCCGAGCCTCACGAACCCGCTGTGGGTGTTCCCGGCGACGGGAGCGACGTTTCCGGTTAGCGGAACATTTTGGCAGGCGACCCAGCCTGTATCGGGGACGTTTTGGCAGGCGACCCAGCCTGTCAGCGGCGCTGCGAGCAGTTTTTCCGACGGCTGGGACGTTAGCACCGGCATAACGACTGCCTCGGCAGCCTCCGTGGGAGGTGTAGGCAGCGTCAATGCCAAGCTTCGGCTGATGACCTCGCAGCTTGATCAACTCCATACTGATGTAACAAGCCCAATCCCCCCATGCTCTGCGTCGCCATGTACAACCGTTATCGGCGCGGTCGTTCCATTCCAAGGCACCACGGCTCTAAGCGCCACAAATCCTTCTCCGGTTGCACCCAATCCATATCCTGTCGGCGCAACCCCAATCACGGCATCGGCTACCGGCACCACGGGCGCAACGACGGCCACGCTCGCCGGGACTTCTGGCAAGACAACCTATATTTGTGGCTATTCGATCCGCGCCAATGCGACGGCCGCTACGACCGTCACCAACACGATTACGGGCGTCATCACGGCCACTCTAAGCTCCATTATGTGGATAGCGCCGCTGGCGTCCGGCCTTGGAATTGACGAACAATCTTCTCGCCCTGCATTCCAGCGA